CTCATGGAACCGCTCCAGAGCCTTTTTAAGAGTGATACCCTCAAGGTCGATCGTTGTAGCAAAAACCTTGATCATTTCACGATTGCGATTCACGGCCATCTTTGTATCTCCTTCTGATAAAGCCATCTTACCGGGCTTTCAAAAATATGTCAACCAGGCTTGGCAAAAATTTTTGCAAAAAATTTGCCGCATCCGCCAAAATGGTTCGAACCAACATACCTCCAATGGTTTATCCAATCTTTTCAATGGCTTAATCAAAAGTGGTATTTTTAACGATATCAATGGCTTAAGCCAAAACTGATCATTCTGGTGGCGTTAGACCGTCCTGGTTGGGTTGTAATACCCTTTAAGGCATTCTGAGATCTTTCTTATGGCATAACCTATTGAAAATATTTGAATATCAAAAAAATGAAAAATTTTGCAAAAACCTGTTGACATTTTTTGCAAAATGGGCTAGAAAGGGAAGGTACAAACCAACCAGGAGTTTAAAATGTCTAACACCGAAACCAACGTCGATCGCCTTTATCGTCTTCTCGTGCTCGAGGGTCGTATGCTTTCTTCTTTTGAAATTCAAGAATATTTTGGTTTTAATTCTATTGATAATGTGTATACAATGATCAAAACCCTTCGCAGTGAAGGCTTTGCTATTTTGCGGGATGATGAGTCCGGTCTTTATTATGTTGAAGATATTGATAATCCTTGTGCTATTGAGGGTTGACATATTTTTTAAAATAAGCTATAATGATCTTATAAAAGGTTAAGGAACACATATCATGCCTCGTGGTGTTTATGACCGTAAAGCTGTTAAGTCTAACAAAAACGTTCTAGATAAAGCCATGAACATTAGCAATGTTCGACTAGTTGAAACTGATGAGCAGATCATTGCTAAATTGTCTGAACGTTTTGAAGTGCTTGGTGATATGACACAAGCTGCTATTGATGGTGATGTTCGCGCATTGATTGTTTCAGGACCAGCTGGTCTTGGTAAGTCTCATGATGTTGAAACCATTCTTAGTAAAAATAACATTTCAGAAGATAATATTGTTAAGGGATATATTAAAGCTACCGGTCTTTTTAAGCTACTTTATCAACATCGTAATAAAGGTAATATCCTTGTTCTCGATGATGCTGACTCTGTGTTTTTTGATGATATTTCTTTGTCTTTTCTTAAAGCAGTTCTTGACACCAATGATCGCCGTACAGTAAGCTATCTTTCTGAAGGTATTCTTATTGATGATGAAACTTCTGAGCGGCTTCCAAAAAGCTTTAAGTTTGATGGTACCATTATTTTTATTACTAATCTAGATTTTGATGATATGATTATGCGTGGTCATAAACTTGCTCCTCATTTGCAGGCTCTTGTTTCCCGTGCACATTATATTTCTCTTGAAATGAAAACTGTTCGTGATTATCTCATTCGTATTCGTATGAAGATGGATGAAGGTATTCTTAATAATATTCTTTTCAATCCCAATGATCAAAAAGATGTTATGAATTTTATTGAGGAAAATCATACTAATCTTCGTGAGCTTTCTCTTCGTATGGCTCTTAAGATTGCTACAATTCGTCGCAAGGGCGGAAATTGGAAAAAAATGGCACGTGTTACCTGTTGCCGACCATCTTAAAAAAATGGTGCCTTAAGGCAAAAACCCGTTGACATATTTTTGAAATCCTGGTAAGATAGCTTTATGATGATGAAAGGAAACAAAAATGACTAAAATTGTATACAATGCTTGCTATGGTGGTTTTGGTCTGAGCACCGAAGCAATTGCACGCTATTGTGAATTGAAGGGTATCGATGTTCCGAGATACATTGATGGCTGTGATATTTCCCGAACTGATCCTGCGCTGATCCAGGTTATTGAAGAACTTGGTGATGACGCCAATGCCAGTTGCGCAGAACTCCGCTTTCATGAACTGGAACCCGGAACGCTCTATCGCATTGAAGAATATGATGGGCTTGAAACTGTTGTGCCTCTGCATCAATATGGTTGGAGCGTAGCATGACCCGTGCAGAAATGATTGTTTTCCTACGTGAAAATCTCAATATTTTTGTGGATATTAAGTCCCTCAATTATGGTGGTAAATCCACTGACATCGACGTATCTGTGAAATTGATTCTAGGAGAAGAAGTAATATCTCAAGATACCAATACTGTTACTATTTGGCATGCGGGGTGATGAAAATTATGGTAATATCAGAAAAAACTCCATTGATTAATATTATTATGGGGTATAGTAACAGCGTAATTGATGGCTATCGGGATGAGCTCAATTGGTTTAGTAAAATTAAATTGGAAGATCTAACCGATTCAAACTTGGATTCAATCAAGTGGCTTCGAGATATGATTGGTGAGCAATTGCATTTTCAGCGCGCGTTTTTAAAAGGTAGCGAAGAGGAAGACATTGTACGAATTACCAATCAACTATGCAAAGACTTGTTGGATTATGAGTTTGGTTTATTGGAATCTAATAAATTTCAAGCACGATCAATCAATGAAGATGATAGTGTGACTGATTCCGGAATTATTCATGAAACCACAATTTAAAATTGTTGACATATATTAGAAAGTATGATAGATTAATCTATAAATAGATATGGATCGGTAGCTCAGAGGCAGAGCGGCGGGCTTTTAATCCGCGGGTCGAGATTTCAAAATTCTCCCGATTCACATAGAGCCTCCGATTTTATAAATAGCAACGTCAATAAGACTCGTTATAAAATCGGAGGAACACCCTTTTGTATTACACGGTTTATAAAGTTACTAACAAACTTGATGGTAAGTTCTATATTGGAAAACATCAAACTAAAGATCTTAACGACGGCTACATGGGATCAGGGATCCGAATTTGCGCAGCTATAAAGAAATACGGTGTAGAAAACTTCAAGAAAGAAATTCTGCACTTATTTGAAACGGAAGCCGAGATGAACGAGGCTGAATCTAGATTAGTAGTTCTTTGCGAAAATAGCTACAATCTTTGCCCTGGAGGTAAAGGTGGATGGGGTTACGTTAATATAAATAATCTCGGTGGTACAGCGGGGACTAGCCCGACCAAAGAGACTAGATATAAGATCTCTGAATCGCTAAGAGAAGTTATGCTACAACCGGAAAGAAGATTTAGATTGTCTTCGTGGTGCGTAGAAAACGGTAACGGGATGGAAGGTAAAAAACATTCCGAAGATACTATAAAGAAAATGTCAGGTCCGCGCGGTAAATACAACGTTCAAAAAACCGGTATCAAACGTGGACCTTATAAGAAAAAAGTAGTAGTTTGAAACCACGGATCCTTGGTCGAGACTAAACAGTTATTCCGGGACGGTCACAAGGTGGGACAGCAGACTGTTAATCTGTTCATCAGGTTGGTTCGATTCCAACTCCCGGAGCATTTGGTGATTCTTGGTGAAGATAGCTACAATCTTTGTCCAGGTGGACAAGGTGGGTGGGGTTATGTAAATTCATCGGGTAAAAATTACTTACACGATAACAGAGCCGGATCAATAAAAGCCCTTAAAGAAAATCAGATTAAGTTACATATATGGAGACAAAACAATCCAGAAAGTGTAATATTAGCTCAAGAAAAAGCCAGACTAGGTGTAATAAAATATTTTAAAGAAAATGACGGGCATTTTTTAGGTCAAAAACATTCTGAAGAAACCAAACAAAAAATAGGAAAAACTAATTCTGTTAAACAACAAGGCTTTAAAAATTCACAATATGGTACCACATGGATTACAAATGGTTTAATAAATAAAAAAATTAAAGTTGTTGACTTTATACCGGAAGGATGGTATAAAGGTAGAGTTACAGAATTAGGAAGATGAACCGGACAGGCGCGCCGGCACCGCCTTGAAAGCGGATGGATCCTTAACGGGATTGGACTTCGAGTGTACCCGTCTTCCGCCATTAATAGCCCTCTTAGCTCATCTGGTAGAGCAATGCTCTTGTAAAGCATAGGTGGTCTGTTCAAGTCAGACAGGGGGCACCATTTTTCTGTTGCAATTTACATGTAAATTGTATATAATGTAGTTAATCCCGGAGTAGAGCAGCGGAAGCTTGTTTGGCTCATAACCAAAAGGTCGGTGGTTCGATCCCACCCTCCGGGACCATTTAATATGCGGACGTTCTCCTGGGAGAGGGCTGAGCCTTCCAAGCTCATGAAGTCGGTTCGAATCCGACCGTCCGCCCCAAACCGACACTTGGTGTGGGAAAAATAAGTAAGGGTGTGTTGATGCTATGGCGTGTGCATCCCGCGACTGTAAATCGCGTCCCATGTGGTAAACACTGTTGGTTCGAGTCCGACCGCACCCATACCACCAATCAATAAATATGTATGAGAAGAGAAATCAAATGTCCAAACCGTGCATAAGATTCAGTGAATTAAAACAATTGTCAATTTGATATATTCAGCCTCGTTTGAAACAATCCTTGACTTTTTCTCCAAACTAGGGTATAAATAAAATTGGTACTGTTGATCTCATTCAAATAAGCTTATCAAGACCGCGGGGCAGTGCCGCGCATCTCCACCAGTAAGCACATTGGTTCCCATAGGTGTCATAAATATGGGGTAATTGTATTGGCACTCGTCCGGTGTGCTTGCTCGTGGGGATGAAACAGGATCGATTGATGGCAGTAAGGTATGAAGTAGGTACTCGGTAAGACACGACCGTAAATCTGTTCACGTTATAAATGCTAACGATAATGCATTTGTTGGAGCTTATGCGCTAGCCGCATAATCTTCTTGGGTATGGGTTCCACCTAGAAACAGAACGGACCCAACACATATATACACAATTACAGAGAATAAAATGGAAATTTTTAAAATTAGATTAAAATATTAATATTTCTATGAAAGAAGATAATAATTTAAAACTATTTCTTAAATTTAAAAAAACAAATAAATTTAAGAAATTATTCTTTGAAAATTTTGATGATCTATCATTAGAAGATAGACAAAAAATTTGGTATTCAGATTTTCATAATACATCATATGAATACCGAATTTTTGAAAAATATAAATATATTTTCGGATTGTAGGAAAGTCTGGTCTAATCCGTCTGCTTTGGGAGCAGAAGATCGTGTGTTCAAATCACACCAATCCGACCATATATAATGCTCGCGTAGCGCAGTGGTAGCGCATCCCCTTTACACGGGGCAGGTCGATGGTTCAAATCCTTCCGCGAGTACCATTTTTTTATTTGGGGAATGCTCTGGGTAAGCGTGAATCCTTTGCAAGGATTCAGTGATCAGTTCAATTCTGATATTCTCCACCACTTAATGCCTGTATAGCCCAAATGGTAGAGGCGTCAGATTTAGGTTCTGATTAGTGTTGGTTCGAATCCAATTACAGGTACCAATTAATGCCCAGTAGTTTAAAGGTAGAACTTCAGATTTTGATTCTGATTGTGGTGGTTCGAGTCCATCCTGGGCATCCACTATTTAAACATATATTATAATGGTGATATAAAATGAATACAAAACTTAGTCTTGGCCAACATTTAATTTTAGATCTTTATACAGAAATTAATAATTATAAGTTAATTAACGTACAACATACCATGTTGCAATTAAAGCAAATGATCGAAGACAGTGGTCTAACTATTCTAGGTAATAAGTATCATCATTTTGGTGATGGCTTTGGATTTACTGGTGTAATTATTCTTTCTGAAAGCCACTTTTCCATTCACACATGGCCAGAACATGGTTTTGCTGCAATTGACTTATTTGCTTGTGGAAATCATGATATTATAAATATTGGTAATAAATTTATTGAATATTTTGAAGCTGTTTCATCATCTTCTCAGCTAATTGAAAGAGGAAATATTTTAACTCATGAATAATATTTTTAAAAGCTTGATTGAATCTTTTATTACACTTTTTTTTGGTACTATATTTGGAATAGCTATGCATGCATATAGTTATATCTAAAAAAGATGTAAAGACATTTTTTGGTCATATATATAAGCCCATTCCAATTGTGTGGAATGGGCTTTTGTTTGGTATTGGAATTTCACTTGGAGGTGTTATAGTAAATTATATTATAAAATAATTTTTATCAAAAGTTAATAACTCTCTCCTAATAAATAGGCCGAGGGTTTTTTTATGCCCTTTTATAATCTCTTCAGAAGGGCCATTGCATTGAAAATAACATACGAGCAATTTTATGGTTCGGGTGAAAAAATAGATCTTCAATTAATAAAACCAATTTTGCATTTAGAAAATACACCTGAATATGAAGCGCTTGAACAAGGGTGGGCGGTAAATAATGGAGTATGGTATAATTCTAGATCTACAAGAATTAAATTAAAAGAATATGATAAACCTAAACGCGTATCAGGTTACAAATTTAATTATCATAAGACTCTTAATAAAGATCAATTTGAAAATGTTGAATTTGTTTATCAAGCATTTTTAGACTATAAAGGTTTTAATAGAATATATGAATTAATTCCAAACGATCCAAGAACGGCTTGGATTCTTTGTGAATCTGATAAAATTAGAGCCTTTACTATGTTTACAGAATATGATGGTGCTCTTGAATCAAATCTTACTGCATGGGATTATTCAGAAATAAAAAGATCTATTGGTAAATATATAGTTGGATATGAAGTTCAAATAGCGCGAGAAAGAAATTTAGAATATCTATATTTAGGACCAGGTTATGGTAAGTCTGCCTTATATAAAGCTTATATTAAAGGCTTTCAATGGTGGACCGGTTCAGAATGGTCAGAAAATAAAGAAAAATATATTTCTTTATGCCAAAGAGATGATACAATTCAAACTTTAGATGACTTGAGTAAAATATATGCATTTTATTAAAACAGCTTCACCAATAGTATATCGTTATCTTTCTGATTCAAAATTTAAAAAAGAGTTTGATCAAGAAAGTAAAGTAAACAGATCATATGATATACCATATGTTGCTGGATATTCAATGAATGATAGAGTTATTTTTATTGATAGACATTTTAAAAAAATGATGGGTTCTATTGATATAGAACCTTATATTTTTATTCATGAAAAATGTGAAAAAGCTTTATTAGATGTTTTTAAATTAAAATATCAACAAGCACATCATATTGCAACACATTTTGAAAGAATGGTAGTTGCTAAAGATGGTATTGACTGGAATAAATACGAACATTTTGTTTCACAACAATATAAGCATATTGGTCATGAAAAACTAAAAAAAATTCCACCAAATTTAGATATTACACCATATAAAGATGAAAAAGACTTTTATATTTTAAAACAATTAAAAAAATGATAGAAATAAGAATAGCTACATCTAATGATTTAGATTTTATCATTGATCTTGAAAAGCAATTTAAAGAAGATGCTATGACAAGAACAGCTTTAAAAAGACAATTAGGCAATCAATTTTTTAAAGTTTTAATATTATCAAATTCTGTTTGGGGATATTATTTAGCACTAACCAGAAAAAATTCTAATGCTATAAGATTATATTCAATTTGTATAGATAGAGAGCTTCAAGGACAGGGATATGGTAAGAATTTATTATTTGATTTAATTAATGAATCTAAAAAGCATGACTATAAGCGCATAACATTAGAGGTGGCAGAGCATAATAAAGCTCGCCACCTCTATAAATCAATTGGTTTTAAAGATATTTTAAAAATTGAAAATTATTATTTTAGTAAAGAAAATGCTATTAAAATGGAATTGAATATTTATAACCATCACCAATAAAAGCTGGTGTCCAACCATCAAATCCATTACCATCAGCTAAATTTGATGATAAAATAGAAATTTTTACTCTATCATTATGTTTAAATACTTTAATAATATTATTACTAGCTACTTCACGAAGTACATATTTATCACTATTAAGTTTTTCAATATTATATTGGTGGCTCATTGTTTTTTCCTTTATTTAAAATCATCAAACTTATTAAGATCAAATTTACTACGCTTTTTATTTTTATCATCATCACGTTTACCAAATGACGTTTTATCCATTAAAGGTGTATCATCAATTAAATCTTCATGTGCTGATTGATCGACATCATATAATTTCATTTTAGATCGATCAATACCAATTACAAACCTTTTATGTTTTGATGGATCGGCATAACGATTTTTAAGCTGCTTTACCATAAGCTGATTAAGAGATTCTAATTCTTCAGATGTAATTAAAGCAAACATAAAATCAGCAGTTGCCGGCAAACCAAATGATTCTGAAGTATCTTCAAGACCAAGATCAGATGATGTAAAACCGGTTCTTGTAGTTTGAGTAGCAGTAACAATAGGAACAGCAAACTCTACAGCAAGACCTCTTAGTTCTTCAGCAATTGCTTTAATATAAGTATAACTATTAACATTTGAACCAGTTTTAATTCTAGAAGAAGCACAAATATTTAGATAATCAATATAAATGATATCAGGTTTAAAATTCTTTTTAATACGCAATTCATTTAGTATGTGGCGAAAATTTGCAGATCCAGCACTTGAAGTTGGATATTCTTTAATAATAAGCTTACCATTAGTTTTCTTAGATACTTTATCAATCTTTTTTTGATAATCTTCATAAGACAATTCAATTAAATTATCTAATTTTATATTAAGAAGATTTGCATCAATCCGCTCGGCAATACGCTCTTCTGCCATTTCAAGAGTAATATAAAGAACATTTTTTCCATTAAGTAAATTATCTGCTGCAAAATTACACATTGCGAGACTTTTGCCAACACCGGTTCCAGCCAATATAACATTTAAAGTTTTTCTTGGTAAACCACCCTTTGTTATACGATTAAAATAATCTAAATTAAAAGCAACACGTTCTTCTATTTGATGATAAAACTTATAACGAGATTCACTATCATCAATCCAATTATGACCAATGTGACTATCAAAACTTACACCTAAAGCTTCAGTTAAAAGTTGTGGAATTGCGCCTTTTGATATTACATCTTTATTATCAAGAATTTGAATTGACTTAAAAATTGCATTATAAATTGCTTTTTCTTGACACCACTTTTCGGTATTGTCGACAAGCCAATCAATTTCTGTATTATTATCAAAATTAAATTCACCAATTTTGTTTTTTACTTCTTCAAAAATTTTTTGATCAATACCATTTTTATTTGTAAGATCTACAACTAATGCTTCTATTGAAGGAAATGAATTATATTTTTGAATATATTCATTAATAATTACAAATAAAAGTTGATCACTTTTTTCATGAAAATAATCTACTTTTAAAAAAGGTAATACTTTACGACCATATTCCTCACGCAGTGTTAGATTTGTTAAAATTAGTTTTTCTAAATTCATATCTATTCTCCGATAAAATATTTAGTAAATTATTATAATAGTTTTTTTATTTTACTCTTTTAAATCATTATTCATCATATTATCAGTATTATAAGTATATTTTTCTTTAATCCATGTCGCAAAATCAGTTTCAGTAAAAACTAACTTCCAAAAATCTTTATTATCAATAATATCACCGGCACGATAATTTTTACCAATTTCACCAGTAGTTTTATCAATTCTTGCATACCAACCCTGCTTTGGCTTTACAATATAGCCGCCATCAATAGCAAGATCTAACATTCCAGACCATTTATTAATACCTGAATTAAAATTAACTGTGATAGGGATTTTTGATTTTTCTTTGACATAACGCGACTTTTCAATATTAATAATAAAATGATAACCAAGAAGTTCTTTATCATCTTTATCTTGTTGACGACCAATAATCCAAATATTATCGGCTGAATAATATATTCCAGTATTATGTGTAACAGCACCATTTTCCATGATGTAGTGTTTAGCATCGGCAACACTGATATCATAGACCGGCATCACTCCTACTGGCTTCACGCTTCGCACACGCATTTTCCCATCTCCTTTTAGCTGCTTCTGATTGTTTTTTACAATGTTCATTTGATTTTGGTTTTCTTTTAAGTGCATTGCCTATCTTTTCTTTGTTTTTAGTTTTAGTTTCAGCTATGTCTCTTTTTCCTACTTTTTAAGCCTTGACAATTTCCATCCCTGGGATCAGATCTTCTGCGTCGATCCACTCATCGTTTATAAGGAATGGTTGATGGTTAGAGCAAATGATTTTAGTTCCATCATCAAACTCTACTTCATAACATTCCGGATATCCAAACTCAAGTGTTTCCGGATTCCACGTATGTGTTACCATTTTAGGTCCCTGAAGTGTAGAAACAAGATCACCTATTGTGATGTCTTCTACATTTTTAATAGAACCATCATGCATTTTGATCTTTGATCCAGCAGCAAGACACCCACCACTTACAACAGGCTTTGAATACATTTCTTGTGTCATATAGATATGATTTACTACAACCATTGGAATATCTTTAATTGTTAGATGTGGTGTAACCATACGAAATACAGACTTAAGTTGTTTAGCACGTGTCATATCTGATGCTGAATTTTCTTTAAGCGCATCTTCAACTTCTTTTTTAGAAGCAAGATTTCCAACAGAGTCAACAATAATCATAACTTTATCATTGCGTTCAATTGCTTCAAGTTGTTTCATAATATCAAATTTAAATTGTTCAATATCAGTTATTGGTGTATGAATAACTGAGTCGAGTGGAATATCAAAAGATGTAAAATAAGATTGGGGGCTTCCAAATTCAGAATCATAAAATAAAATAATACCATCTGGATATTTCTTTAAAAAAGATGAACCCATAAGAAGACTAAAAGCTGTCTTAAAATGTTTTGACGGTGCTGCAAGAACAGTTAAACCTGGAGTAAGACCACCATCAATACTTCCACTTAAAGCAATATTAATACCGGGTACCGGTGTAGTAATCATATCTTTTTTGTTATAAATTTTACTTTCAGAAAGAATAGCAGTTTCATCAATTGTGCTATTCTTAATTAGTTTTTCTTTAAGACTTGACATATTAATTATCCTTCAAAAAAAAGATTCTAGCGTATTACGACTTTTTACACTCCAACCAATAACATCTAAAATGGAAGTAATTGGATCTAAAAATGACTTTACAAATTGCATTTCATAATCTACATATTTGTCTAGATTAAATTCTTTTGGCAAAGAATCTGATACAGATATTACAGTATCATGAATTGGATTAGGTAACTTTAAATATGCAAATTTAATTTTATCTCCATCAGAAATTGGTGAATATTTTTTTTGCAATTCTTGCTTATTTAATAGATAATTATAAATCAATGCACCTTTTACATGAATAGGTGTTCCTTTCTTATAAATTTCATAATGATCACGATACTTATTAAGTCCATTCATTCCTCTTGGAAAAGCTATTTCTTCAAATGGAAGCTTTAAAAAATCATTATAAAATTCTGTAATATACTTTTGTAAAGTGCTTTCATCTTTATTCATAATAATTTCAAGCGCTTTTTTAATACTATTTTTGCAAGCCTTTGGTGTTGAAGAACGTACCGCTTCAATACCTTGAATTTTAAGCTGTGGTTCTTTAAAATGAACACCCTCAATATCTAATGCATTAAGGATGTACATCTTCTTAGCTTTCCAGATGCCTTTAGAAGCAATAGTTTCACGCTTCATAAACATTTTTTGTTCACAAGCATTCATTTTAATAGCAAGTTCTTTATAAGATTTTTCAATGTAAGGTTGAATTTTAGCATCAATAAAATTATTAAGAATTTTTACAATTTCATTGCTATCAGTAAGTTTAAGATGATTTACTAAAGGTTGAAAATTTACATAAATTGAATCTGTATCAGAAGCAATTACATAGTCTTTATTTTCAGTTTTTAACAACTTATTAAAATATAGATTGATTTTCTTTTCAATCCATCTAATAGATAGCTGCCCAGACATAGTAATAGCTTCTGCCATTTGAAAATTAAACCAACGAAAGTATTCATTTGCTAGTGCACCATAAGCACTATTTAATTGAATCTTTTTTGCAAGCTGAAGATTATGATATTTTGAAGATAAATTAATAACATTTTTATATTCTTCAGTATTTTTATCAAGTGTCTGTGCTTGTTTTTTAGCATCAAGCATTTTATTTTTATATTCTACACGATCATTATACATTTTTTGCATAAGAGCTGGCAAAAATCCTTGTTTATTTTTATTAAACATAGTACCATTTGCAGCATAAGCAAAGTCTTTTTCAAGATTAACTAAACCACTATTGATTAGTTCATCAATATTTGGCCAACCATTTTCAATGACATCACCGGCTAGTGTTTCGGGTGAAATATTATATTGCATAATTAAATGTGGATAAAGACTATTTAAATCAAAAGAAACTACCCAATTGTACATACCGGGATTTACTTCTTTAACATAACCACCAATCAGAGATTGATTATTAGTACTATGCTTTTGCTGAGGAATAACTATAGCACGATCAAGCAAGTAGTTATGGATAATTATATCCCATGGACGAACAGTTGTAAAGGTATCATTATAATTTACTTTTGCATCATAAGCAAAAGAAATAACAAGTTCAATAAACCCTAGCTTTTCTTCTAACATATCAATAAGAGTAACATCATGAATATTATAATCAATTCCAATATCATGACACATTTTGTCTGCCTGGAAAGAAACCTCGTTTAATAGCAAATCTAATTCTTTATCAGTTAAAGTTGATAGGTCCATAGAATAATTAATCATATAAAATCCTCAATATTATAATCAGTATTGTAATAAATCTTTGATAGCGCTAATTACAAAAGATGACATAAAGAAAAATATAAATCTATTTCTGTAAACGTCTAGTTTTTTCCTGAATGATTTTATTTTTAAATATTATCATTTTTTCAAAATCTAATAAATCTTCTTCTTTTCTGTCTTTTGGTATGTTAACATTGTCTGCTCCACAAAGAAATATGGCCATATTATTATATCCAGGCAAACCAACCTTTTTCTGACCAAGAACTACTTCAGCAATAGTATCTAGTTTATAATTTTCTTGATTGCTAAATGAAAACTTTTTATAAAGATGAAGATAATCAAGAAAAGAAATACCAACAGGAATATATATTTTAATATCTCTACCATTAATTTCTATAGTTTTTTCATCAAGCATTTTCCACGGTGAAAGTTTTTCAGCTTCATGCTTACCAAGAATTTTAATAACACGATTCATAATATATGGAATATCAAAAAAATCAATATTCCAACCGGTAACAATATCTGGCATAAAACGACCACTCTGCCAAACATGAATAAATTTAGTCAATAAATCATATTCATCTTTACAATGAATATAAGTTACTTTTTTATCCTTTGGCTCATAAGCAAACATTCCAAAAACAACTTTTTCACCGCGTCGTGAAATGGTAATAGCTGTAATTTCTTTATCCGCTTCTTCAATATTGGGGAATCCATCGGATGCATCTGTTTCAATATCAAGAGAAATTACATTAATTAATGAAACATCATATTGAATTTCATCATGAAAATTATCATAAATATAAAGATATTGGAAGTTTGTAAGACCATAAACTTCCATATTAGATATATTTTCATATCTTTTTATAAAATTTTTTGCATCTCTAATAGAATCAAAAGATAATTTTTCTACAAATTTACCATCGAGAGTTCTAAATTCGGTTCTTGATTCTTTACGAGCTGGAATAAACATATATGGCTTATAATTAATAATATCAAGTACGCGGCGCTTATTATTATACCCGCGGAGATATACTTTATCTCCGCGGGTAAAAACGTGTGTATAAAATTGTGACATTTAAATAATCCCAAGTTGATATATTTTGCATTATATTACAAATGCATATTATTGTCAACCAAAGATTTTTAATGCATTATTATAAATTTGTTTGCGTTCTTCAAGACCATTATATCCACCATTAATTATCTTAGTACATCCATTGATATCTTTTCTATCAGCATAATCATTTAGCTTATGATTATTCCAAAACCAAGCAGCACTCATACATGCACCATAAGGTCCTTCAAGATAATTTACAACATTATCAAGAGTCATATTCAAATCATTTGCAAGATGTTGATAATTTTCTTTACCGGTAAGTTGAATTAATCCACGCCCTCGAAATTTATAACCATCACCTGAATATTCATTATTATTTCCCATACGATTAGCATAAACACGATTACCAATCATTTCAGCATGATAAGCATACATTTCAACTTGCTGACTATTGAAGTGTGTTGGAAAAGTTTTCAAAAGACCATTTGCAGAATAATTAAGATTTTCTACAATTTCTGTAAAATAATTACTTTCAAAAAGTACTTGTGCCAAAAACATAGAAATACGAAGAGAAGTATTAATATTATACTTTTCCATTGAAGTATTTAATGGATCAACATAATTATCAACATTAAACTTTTTATTAGCAAAAAGATTATTTAGTTGATTAATATTAACTAGCATACGATTATCCTTAAGTTTTTCTGAGTTGACGATAATCGTAGATTGCTTTGAGCTGGCTTTCTCTGGCCAGATCATATTCATTATATTTGTTAAGTCCAAGATCTGCTTTTTCCCTTTGTGTCATAAGATTTAGGTAATATAGTGTATCATGATACGCTGCATAACCTAAGACCCATCCGTAAAGATGGGCCCAGATTTTTTTAAACATTTAAAATATCCTTGTGTAGTTCTATTACTTGATATCTATTTTCTTAGATTTATGTGTTTCAGGAATAACTCTTTCTAGAGCAATTTTAAGAATTCCATTATTTATTTCAGCACCACTAATAAGAATATTATCAGCTAAAGTAAATTGGCGATTAAAATTACGATCGGCTATTCCTTTGAATAGATAAGAATTCTTATTTGTTTCAACCTTTGAAGTACCTGTAACAACTAGTTTATTATTTTCTACAATAATTTCAATTTCATTTTTATTAAATCCAGCAACAGCCATTTCAATACAATACTTTGTATCTGAAATTTTCAAAATATTGTAAGGTGGATAATTATTTCCTGAATTTGTTGTTGAACTTAATGCTTCTGTAAACATTTTAGTAAGATCATCATAACCAATAAAATGTTTATCAAATTGTTCCAAATGCCATGGAAAACCAGTTGTAATTCTTCTCGATGTATAATTATTTGAAGTCATATTGTCGCCTCCTAAAAAGCAAGGTTAATAATTAATTAGTGACCCAACAGGCATCACAAATACTATATATAATAAAATATAGTATTTGTCAACACATTAATGAAAATTATTTTCCATTCTTTCTTTAGTAGTTGTATATATAATTTTAGTGTTATGGTTGTATAAATATATTGGTGTTAAATTTAAGTTTTTAAAAATATCACCTTGTTTAAGAGCATTATCAAAGGGGTTATTAGAATCATCATATATAAGTGATGCATTTCTAATAAAATTTTCAGAAATAATTTGGAGCATAGAAATGTTAAACCTTCTATCATTATTACCGGGAATACCAAATAAATTAATTGGTTATATATCAGCAGGTGTAATATTTTTTGGCTTACTTATTGGAATGTATTATGGCTGGGAAAGTTATATAAAACAAAAAGCTCTTACTGATTATAATCAACAGCAACTAGAACAAACTTTAAAAGATCATCAAAATTTTATTGAAAAGCAAAAATTAATAGTAAAGCAACAACAATCTGCCACAGATTCATTAGCTATTGAAAATGATAATTTAAAACAAAAATTATCTACAGCAAATAAAATTGTATCAACTGCAAACAATAAATCTAATAATACACTTAGTTCTGAAATTTTAAGAACAACAATTCAAGAACTTCAAAAGAGTATCAATAAATGAAAAGAATAATTTTTAGCTTATGTTTATTACTAACAGCTTGTGCCAGTCAACCACAACTTCAAATTGTAACCAAAGAAAATCATGAGGTTATAGTTCCACCTGACAATTTATTTGACTGTCCAATTATTGATCAATTTCCTGATTCAAAAACTATCACTGATATTATTGTAGCAAGACTATTAATCAATTTACAAACAAATAATATACGTTGTTACAATAGTATGAATTCTATTAAAAAATTTTTAGAAAATGCAAAAAAAGTCACTGAGAATTCTCAGTGACTTTTTAATTTAAGCTGCTATCTTTGATAGCACATAAAAACGTGATCCAAGATAGTATCCATAAAGCCACTTATTGTTAACAATATCATAACGTGAAACATACTTCATATTAGACTCCTTCAACAATTTCAATTAAGGGCTTACCAACAATTGCAGTGGTATTAGCAATCACACGCGATTGCTGAATTGCAGTGGTAAAATTATTGAACTTAATAATCTTCTTTATAAGAAGACCATTATCTTTAGACGTTGGTGATTCATTACGAACAGTGTAAGTCAACTTATAAGTCTGAGACATTGCCTTATCTCCTTGTCATGTCTAACCATATAACGTATGCAAAAATATGTCAACAACAATTTGCAAAAAAGTTATTTAATTATTTATTACAAACGACGGCTTCTAGAACCAACAGTTGTCATGTCAGTGTCAGGAGTGGCAAATTGATATCCACCCTTGTTATAAAGAGGCATAGTACGAGAAGCTTTTTCCAAAATAGCTCTTTGAATTTCAGGTGATTCACGATGAAGATTTGCCATAATACCCATAGCTCGACCACCATCAACAATAATATCAGAAGTTTTTATATTATCTGACTTATAGGTTGTTTGAAGCTTACCTGTTTTTTGTTTTTTAAGCTGATCTAAATGTACACCATTCTTTTTAAGCCAAGCTTGATGTTCAGCTTCAGCTTTAATTTGCTTAGGACTTTTTGGCTTATTTTTAATAGTTTTATTGGTATTTAACATAGCATGCGCTAACTGCATTTATACCTCCATTATATTCTAAATAACTCTACGGCAGCTTCGTCAAACATAGATTTAGTTATGTCACCAGAGTCTTTCCATTTATCACTAATAGAAGCTGGATAAGACATAAATACTTTTTTAATACCTACTTGAATAATACCTTTTGCACATTCAGAGCAAACAGGAAGCCCATAGACAAAAAGGTGTGCATCTTCTAAACTAACTCCGGTTAGAGTTGCATTATAGATACAATTCATTTCAGCATGAACAGTATATGTATATTTAACTAAGCGATTATCTAAACGTTCTAAAGAATCATTAATTTTACGTGGAAAACCATTATAACCTTGAGATAAAATTTGTCCATGTTTACCAATTGCTATAGCACCAACTTTAGTACTTGGATCTTTAGACCAAAGTGATACTTCTTGAGCAATCTTAAGATATCTAATTACCCAATGAATATTCATTGTTAAATATATAATGAAATTTGTTTAATTTCATCATTTGTCAATTCCTTTTCAAAAGGAAGACCATAATGCTCGAGACGATTGGCAAGTCGTGAAAGCCGATTAAACTCGGCGTCACTGCCACACGTAAGAGCAGCATCCATAACAGAATCTACAATCTTAGCAAGATTCATTTTTAGTCCTCCTCAACATCAAGAAATTCTGCTTCTTCGACAGCTTCTTGTAAAGCTCTAAGAATACCAAAAGAAACAAAATGACGCATAGTCTGTGCGTCCATATCAAAAGTTACAATTGCAGAACCATCATCACGTTCTACAATATTTTCAATCTTAATATGCATTATACCTTACTCCTTACAAAACGTGGAAACTTACCAGAAAGCATAAAATCAAAAATATAATTTTTATTAATCTTATTATAAAGACTAGTCATTTCTGACTTTGGGTGAGAAACAATTGTAAAATCTTGCATTCCTTGATGCTTACTTAGGCTATAAGTGACAAAATCACGTTTTTTATTTTCAAATTGAAGATTGAAAAGCTTATTAAATTCATTTTCAGTCATTTAAATTTTTCCTTCCCTATAACCTTAAAAACTACCTTATCAGGCTTCCAAAAATATGTCAACCATAAATTATAGCATATCAATCATTTTTTTATCTTTATCTAAAGCTCTGATTCTGCAAAGAGGATACAGCTTTTGAATGGCTTGCATCTCAAGTAAAATATTATTACTAGACGCATTATCAGGTAAAATAGAAGCAACTCTCCAATTAGTATAGTCTTGAAATTCAATAAAGATACTCACTTCTATGTTCCTTTTAATATATTTTTAGCGAACAAAATTATAAAAATACATTCCTTCAACTAATTCGGGCATAGTACACATTGTCATACCATTTTTAGTATTATATACCATGCTATCAACAGCGTGATCATATGTAAAACGTGACTCAGAACAAATTTTCTTATTAGAATTTTTAAGTTCATCATATGAGACAAGTGTAATATAGTCAGGAATTTTTTTTGGCTTAAGCCAAACATTAGTCATAACAGTAGGCTCTTGCTCGGCATCCTTTGATGAGTTATCAACCTTAGGAGCCTTAGGAGCCTTAGGTTCTTTAGACACTTTGATCTTAGGAGCCTTAGGAACTTTTGGTTTAACAACAGTTACCTTAAGATTTCTAACTTTTGGCTCATCTGAAGCAGCCTCGCGGGCTGCACGAGCTGCTTTACGATCATAAACACCACGAGGCATTATATACCCTCCATCATCATAAGCCTACCTTACCAGGCTTTCAAAAATATGTCAACCAAGCTTGATCAACTTTTTGCAAAAATTTTTAAACCGTCTTATAAAACCCTACTACATATATAAATTCAATCTTTTCAATGGCTTAACCAAAAGTGATATTTCTAACGATATCAATGGCTTAACCCAAAAATGATCATTCTGGTGGTGTTAGACCGACCTAGTTGGGTTGTCATACCTTAGGCATCATCAAAATTTTTGAAATTTTTTTGCCAAGCCTGGTTGACATATTTTTGAAAGCCTGGTAAGCTAGCCTTACAAGCAAGGAGGCATACAATGACGGGTCCAAAGTTTGTCCATGACTGCACCAACCATGGTTGCTGCACTTTTGTAGGGCGAACTCTACAATATGACGTCTACAAGACCCGTGACGGTGGTTTGATCATGCGTGATGGTAACGATGGTCCTGACTATCGCTGTTATCCCACCATTCAAATTGCTTTGCTAGTAGCCCAACATGACGTTGAAACTTTGCACGCGGTATTGTTGTGTGGTTAATCACTAAACCAGATTAACCACAATTTAGAAATGCTATGATATCATGGTAAGTAAGGAGCAATAGACCATAATGATAGATAATATCTTGTCTAATAGAATTGCAGCAGTTGAATTTGCTGCAAAAAATAGTACCACAGAATGGAGTAAATTGTATTGGTATAGTGTTTTAGAAGTACTTCTTTCTAAAACAATTTAGAATAATAAAAATTTTATTTAAGCAAATTTAAAATTTTTATTCTAAGGGGTTGTAGATCTTCTACAACCCTTTTTTTATAGCTTCTATAATCAGCATATTCTTTATCCATATACATTGCGATTTTAATATCAATTAAATTTTCTATCAAAAATAGTAATTCTTCACTATTCATTGAATGTAATCTCCTCATTTTTTTCAGGAATATCAAATATAATACCACGTGTATTTGGATCAATTTCTTGTTGAATATTAAGAACTTCTCTAAGATATCTAAGTTTCTTAATAGCTTTACGTATTGTATTTCGAATTATAATATCATTATCACCATTTTCAAGTTCCATTAAAGCACTATATAAATTTTCATCTAAAGATGCATCAATACTAATTTTAGTTTCATTATCAGATAAAATTTCGGTTTTATAATCCGGAAATAATTCATTAATAACAATACGGAGCTGATGATTTTCCACCAGCTCCTTTTTATTTTTATTATTCCATAACCAAGAAAACATTCAATATTTCTTTCCTAAATTATATTTTTGTATTAATACCCAGTC